GTCCGGCGCGGTCGAGCAGCGTGCGTGGGCCGCGGCGGGCCTGCGTGAGGTGCTCGACCGGGCCGGTGAGGCGACCATGGCCGGTGGCCACCCGCACTGACCGCGCGACACACGTCGAACAGGTGTTGTACGCGGAGCCCGTGGCCGACACCTCTACTTGGCGTCCTGATGGCTCTTTACGTCATTCCTGGCGCACTGTCGGATCGCCCCATCAAGATGTATGACATGGGAAGAATCACCAAGCAGTCGGCGGCCGATATTGCCGACTTCACCACCGCGCAGCAGGCTGCTGGCAAGCCGCGGAGCACGCTCTATCTCAGGTCCTGGCAGCTGCGACGCTTCGCCGAGGACTACCCCGGCAGCATCCGGGCCGCTACGACCCCCGACCTTGCCCGACACCTGGCGAGGGACGACTGGTCGCCGGCCACCAAGTACAGCGTTCGGGCGACGTTCCGGAGCTTCTACGCGTACCTTGCGGCGGCAGGGAGGATCCGCCGCAACCCCGCGCTGGATCTGCCGACGATCAAGCGCCCCATCCTCGAGCCCAACCCGGCACCCGAAGATGTGGTCCGGACAACTTGCGTCGACCCTCGCGTGCAGCTCATGGTCGACCTCGGCGCCAGGCAGGGCCTCCGCCGGTGCGAGATCGTCGCCATCCACTCCCGCGATCTGCGCCGGGACCTGCTCGGCTGGTCGCTGGTCGTGCACGGGAAGGGGGCGCGTGAGCGGACGATCCCGCTGCACGACGACATCGCCGCCCGGATAATCGCAGCCGGGCCCGGCTGGCTTTTCCCGTCACCGAGCCCGAACTCCCAAACTGGACATCTCGCTGCGAACTACGCCGGTGTGCTGATCTCGCGCGAGCTGAAGGGCTGGACGGCGCACAGTCTGCGCCGCCGATTCGCCACGAAGATCAACGCCGAGACCCACGACCTGCGGGCGATCCAGAAGATGCTAGGCCATGCGAGCTTAGCGACGACGCAGCGGTACGTCGGCACCGACGCCGGCCAACTGCGGGACGCCCTGCATCATGCGGCCTGAAAGCCAGCGGCGCCGCGAGGGCGGGGGCATGATGAGCACTATGAAGCTTGCCCCTGCCCTCGCCGGCCTCCTGCTCATGGCCGGCCTCACCAGCTGCTCGACACAAGCCGACCTCAGGACGTCGTGCGACCAGCTGCACCAAGCGATCACCGCCGACCTCGACACCGGCACGGCCGCGCCAGACGCGGACGCCCTGGCCAGGCTGCTGCCGAAGGTCAAGGCGATCGTCGACGCCGGCGACGGCGAGACCAAGGGCGCGTTCGCGCCGCTGCTGGCGTCGCTGGAGAAGGTGGGGGCGGGCGACACGTCGGGCGGCTTCGGCTTCCTCACCTCCCTGTCCGGCCTGATGGGGACGTGCGCCAGCGCCGGGTCGGCCGCATGGGTGGCGGTCGCGGCGAGCGCCACCCCATCCGCCTCGCCGTCTCCGTCGGTGACGGTCGATCCGGCCGAGTGCCGTCTGATCGCGGACGGGGTCGCGGACGCGATCCTGGCCGACAGCGGCAGGACGGCGGTCGGGTCCGGCGCGGTGACGAGCGGGACAGGCTCCTACCTGGTGGCTTTGAAGCTGCGCAGCGGCGAGGTGGGGGTGTGGCTGCTGGACTCGATCACGGACCCAGCCTCGGTGCTGTCGGTGGATTCGACGGCGTCGAGCGTGTCCGGGTGGGGGCCGGCCGGTTCGGGTGACTTCACGCCGGAGGCGCTGGCGAAGGCGAAGGCTTGCGTGGCCTGACCTACTCCTGTTCGATTCACCGTTCGATAATGGCGTGGTGTACGGCCATAACGACGACTCCGAGCAGCTCTACCCGGCGCCCCGCAACAGCATGTCGGAGCCGCACGGCCCGAAGCGCGGCTACAACGGGCAGCACCGCCTAGTCCTCGCACGTCTGGTCTGGCCGTCCGGTATCGAGGTCGTGCCGGCCAGGCTGCTGTGGGTGGACGACGATGCGGTCAGGGTCGAGTGGGAGCGCCATGGCGTGGTGCGCCGATCCTGGCTACCGAGAGCAGACGTGCGGCGCGCGCTGAGGTGGTAAGTCCAGAACGCAACGAAAGCGCCCCACCCAACCGGGTGGGGCGCTTCCGCCATGCAAGGGGGGGTCAGGGGCCGTCGTGGTATCCGACCACCACAGCCAGATCCTTCGTGTCGATCCGTCCGGCAGCGGTCGTGATCGTGCACCGGATGGTGGCGCGCTCTTCGTCCTGGCCGCCACCGACCCAAACGAGCACTGCAGCCCCATCCTCCACGATCGTGCCCGCGTCGGCAGTCACCGTCGCTCCCACGGGCACCACGGTGATCTGCTTGCTGGTGATGGTGTCTCCCTCGGCCGCCCACGACGCCGGCAGCTCGAACAGGAAGTCGAGCCGGCTGCCCGGCCGGATCCATCTGGTGATGTCGCTCACCGTCCCCTCCTCCTTCCGAAGGTGATCCGGGCGCCCGGACCGCCGAACCTGAGCCGGCGCCTCGCCGGCGTCGGGTAGGACACGCTCCCCCCGGACAGTGCGGGCTCCAGCATCACGGCCGTGGCGGGCATCGCCTGGACGGAGAGCTGGCCGGACCTGGTCGCCGGCAGCGCCGCGGCCAGCGCAGTGGCTGCGGCGAGTGCCGCCACCGCGCGCAGAACGACAGCCTGCTCCCCGGCGGTGATCCCTGCCAGCACCGCGGCCGCACAGGTGGCGGCCGGCGGGGCCAGGACGCTGCTGCGGGACGCCGCCAGGTCGGGGGTGGGCGTCTGGGCGGCGGCCGTCATGGTGGGCGCCTGCAGGGCGCTGTGGCTGGCGACCGAGATGGCGGCGGGGATCGCCATGGCGGCCGCGGACGTCACGACCGCCGCGACCTGCCTGGACTGCTGCCCGGCCAGCATGCCGGCCGGTGCGGCCGCCGCGCCCGGCATGGGCGTCGCGGTGAGACTGGCCGACGTGCCGCCGGTCATCTGCCCGGTGAGCGCCTGGCTGGCGGCCGTCATTGGGGCCGCGCCGAGCGTGCCGCTGCGGCTGCCGGCGATCGCGGCGACGAGGGCCTGTGCGGTGCCGGACATGGGCCCGCCGCCGGACACCGCGACCTCACCCTCGAGGGTCGGCGGCACCGCGGCCGCCGACGCTGACATGGGGGCTGCGGTCAGCTGCCCGGACGTGCCGCCCGTCAGGACGGGTGCCACGGCTGCAGCGGTCCCGGCCATGATGGCAGCGGTGAGCGTGCCGTCGGTCAGGCCTGCCAGCGGTAGGAAGCCGGCGGGGGCATCCTCGATCGTCAGGCTGTCGTAGCGCACCGTGGGTCCCTCGTCGAAGCTGCCGAGGGTGCCGAGGTCGAGTTCGACCAGGTTGGCTGTGCCGAGGTTGGCGTTGGTGACATCGACGGTGGAGCCGATCTGGGCGCCGGTCGTGTCGAACAGCTGGATGTGGTACTCGCCTGTGCTGACGGTGGCCACGGTGACGAGGACGGTGAGCCCCACCCATGTGGAGCCGTCGGCGGTCACGGTGCCAAGCGCGGTGACGGTGCCGGGCGACCCAGCCTGCGCGAACTCGAGGACGGCTGTGCTGGCGCTGGCGTAGTCGTAGCGCAGCCGGGCCACCACGGTGCCGCTGGCGCGGAAGGCGAGGATGGTCCGGTCGCTCTTGCCGGAAGTGGGGGCTGGCAGCTTGACCCAGATCGACTGGCCCTGGGCAAGACCGGCGGTGAGGGTGAACCTACGGTTCGCCGAGCTGGTGTTGGCTTCGCAGGAAAGGCAGGTGCTGCCCACCCTGGCCCCGCCGCGGAAGTACCATGTGCCGGCGCCGCCCGTTGCGCCTACTGCTGCAGCAGATGCTGTGGTGTCGACGGCGCCCTCGAAGTCGTACTGGATGCGAGTGCCCATCGCCTCCTCCGATCAGTAGTAGGCGTAGTCGAGGGAGGCGCCGGTGTCTGTGCGGCGGTTCCCTATCACGGTCATCGCGGCGACGGCAGCCTGATTGATAATGAACGCGGTCGGGGCGGTCCGGAAGACGGGCGGGCCGGAGCCGTCCGGTGGCCCCACCTGGTTGTCGGTGATCCGGCCGGTGATTGTCGGCTGGCCACTTGAGCTGTAGTCGTTCAGGTTGATACCGACGGCGCCACCATTCATCCAATTCCTGTCGATGATGATGTCGGAGATGTCACCAATCGAGGGTGAGAGCATGATCAGAGAGGTCGCCTGGGCGTACAGCGGGTAGGGAAACAAGAGTTGACCGGCGGGCAGTAGGTTTCCGGACGCGTCGCGGTCACTGAAGTACTTGTTGCCGTCAAGGTGCTCGGTACGTATGCCGCCAACCCAGACGTCCCTGCTCATCCGGTGGGCGTCCGACCCGACCCGCAATGGGGTCTGGTCGGAGAAGCTGGTGATCTGGGTGCCGATGCCTTCCAAGCCTGCACCTAGCGTGCCGGAGATCTCGCATCCGACGACGCCCATATCAGTCCCTCCGGATGCCTGCATGGCGATGTCGACGTGGGACATGTTGTCGGCGACCCCGCCGGCAGCGCCCGGGTCGGGGCTGGCCAGCCAGTAGTCGTGCATCCACGACTGCCGCCACCACGCGTTCTGGGCTACCGTGCCGGCGTAGCCGGCAGAGTTGATGACCGCGTAGCCGTCGGTCAGGTGGCGGGCCTCCGAGCGCAGGAAGGTCAGCCCGTGGCCCCTGACGGCACGGGACAGCCAGTACGGGTTCTGCGGCTGGATCAGGCCGTCCTGCCACGTGTTGCCGTAGTTCGCGGCATTGGTGGCGATGATCACCTCACCGTCGCTGGACGGGGTGGTGGACAGGCCCTGCGCCATGCAGTTGACGAACCGCATCCCGGTGCAGCCGTTGAACTTGAGCTGGTTGTAGGCCCGGTTATAGATCGTGCGCCCGTTGTCGGCCGAAGTGAAGGTCGTCGTCTGGGCAGCGACGCTGTCGAGCAGCCCGACGTCCAGCAGTCCGGCCCAGCCGAGACTGGGCCGGTCGACCCCGAGGACTGCGGATTCGCGTTCCCGCCAGGCGCGGGCACGGCGGCTGCCCGCCAGCCTGACGGGAACCATGTCAGGCCGCCGTGATCGTCGCGATCCCGGCCGCGTCGAACGTAACCGACCAGGAGCCGTTCACGGAGAGCGTGTCCGCCCCGCCGTCGATGTAGCCGATCAGCTGATCGGTCGCCGCGGACCCGGTCGACTTGTACAGGACGACACCGCGGCCGTTGATGGAGCTCGACGGCCACGACAGGTCCGCCGCGTCGATCGCGTACGTGTTGGTGCCGGCCGTGTAGGCGCCGCTCTTGGAGGCCAGGGTGGCGCCTCCGGCGGTGTAGCCGGCGTTCGCCTGGACCGCTGCGCCGGACGCGTAGCCATTGTTCAGCGCGCCGGAGAAGTTGAGCGTGTACGGGCCCGAGCCGGTGACCGAGGTGACCACCCGCACCTCGTTGCCGCCGATCGTGATGGCGTTCCCGACGCCGATGCTGGCGGCGACGGACACGCTGGTGGCGCCTGCGGAGGCCGCCGAGCTGAGCGTGGTTGCGATCGTCGAGATCTCGGTGACGCTGGAGCGGTACTGGTGGGCGTCCTGGTCGGGGGTGTAGGTCGACGGGTAGATGAGCGCCTTGATCGTGTCGGTGGAGTAGTTGATGCCGGCGGCCCACAGGGCCTGCAGCAGGGTGCCGTACAGCTTGGCGGTGACAGCCATGGGTGTGCCTTTCAGGTGGGTTGCCCGGCCCACTGGTGGAGCCGGTCGCTGTAGTAGCAGGTGTGGGTGCCGTTGTGGCCGGGCAGAGCCGAGCAGGCGATGGTCACCTGCCCGGCCGGGTCGTCGATTGAGCAACCGGGCGCCGCAGCTAGGCGGCGTCATCCTCAGTAAGGACCTCGGTGGTCAGCGATGGTGAGCCGTCTGTGGCGGCCGCCGACCCGATGCTTGTCAGCACCGACAGCAGGGTGGCGAGGGCGGTGGCGCCGGCCACGAACGGCCAGTCGATCGCCCAGGCGGTAGCGACGCCGGAGGCGACGATGGTTGCCGCGGCGGTCTGTGCGGCGGTCTTGACGGCTCGCTCGGCGAGCGCCTTCCAGAAGCTGGCGGTCCACATGGGTCCTCCTCAGTTGGTGATGATGGCGGGAAGGGTCAGCGCGGCGACCAGCCCGTGATGGTCGCTGACGCTGGTCGGGATGATCCGGCCGTCCCGGACGGTCAGGCCGCGGACGAAGATGCCGTCGAGCTTGTCGCCGGCATCGGTGGTGGCCGCTTTCGGTGTTGCGAGCTGGTAGCCGGCAGCCTGCATCAGCCCGTACACCGTCGAGGTGTTCCAGTCCCCGGCGACCAGCACCCGCGGGTACTTGGCGAGCATGCGGATGACCTTGCCGATGTCGGCCTGCTTCGCGGTCAGCCTTTTCGCAGCCGACCCAGGCAGGGCGTCGTTGGGTCGGATGTGGGCCGAGCAGGCGACCAGTGAGCCGCCTCCCGCCCGGTCCGTCAGCGGAGCGGCGACGGCACCGTGGTAGGCGGTGCCCAGCGACAGCGTCATCCGGTCGCCGTGGTCCCAGTCCTCCGGCACCCAGAAGAGGCCGAGATACAGATGGGGGTAGACCTTGAAGCCGGTCTTGGCGCGGATCGCGTCCCGGGCGATCTCGTCGGTTTCCTGGGTCATCATGATCGACGGGCGCAGCGTGTCCCGGATGAACACCGCGTCCTTGGCGTAGATGCCGCCGCCCCACCTCTTGGCCTGCACGTTGAGCTGCGCGGCCTGGAAGATTCGTCCGGTCACGGGCTCCTCCTTGCTCGGGCTCGGGTCCGTGAGTAGGGCTGCCCAGGTGATGGGACCGTCGACTCCGTCCGGGGTGAGCCGGTGGGCTGCCTGGAAGGCGGCCACCGTCGGGTAGCCGAGCGTCTTCAGCCGGGCGGCCAGATCGGCGGCCCGGCGGGTGTCCTTGGCGCGGTCGTACTCGAAGTGCCAGCGCTCCGAGGGGACGGTGCGCCGCCAGCCGTAGGTGTGGGCGCGTAGCTTCTCCCCGGCCTTGGGCTTGCTGGATCCGTCCCCACCGGTGGTGAGCCACGCGTGCGCTGCCGACGGCGCGTACTTGCCTGCGGTGGTGGTGTGCAGGTCCATCGCCCGGCCGTCGACGTGCGGCGCGGTCGCTGAGGGCCGTGCCGCGATCGGGCCCTTTCCTGCGCGGTATCGGTCGTACAGCGTTTGCTGCTCGGCCATGGTCCGGGTGAATACGTCGACTCCGCCGGCAGGCATTCCGTCGGCCAGCATCCGCTGGTAGGAGGCTGCGGCGTCTCCGCGGAGGCGGTGCCCGGCCGCGTCGACGACGGCGGTCCGGGACGTGCTGGTGGAAGCGGGCATGGCAAAGCACCCCTCTCTGGAGGGTTCCGGGTTGCGGTTGGCGCGACTACGTGTCGTGCGGCTTCAGGTGCTCCTCGAACCGCACGATCAGCGCGTCAAGGGCAGCCCTGAGCCCTTGCACGTCCTCGGCGAGCTTCGAGGTAGAGCCGTGGTTCGGGGTCACCTGCTTCTCGATCTTCTCCAGCCGGTCGTCCTGCGCGTCCAGCCTCTCGATCACCCCCGGCACAGCCGGAATGCCCCGCTCGGCAGGACGACCCAGGAACAGGTCCAGCACCCGCGTGATCTTCACCATCATCGGATGGACGAACTTCCAGCCAGCGAGCACGACACCACCAATCAGCAGCAAGGCCGCAAGCGCAGCGACGACGTCGGTCCAGGTCACCTGATTCAGCCAGTCGCGCGGCATCTCACGCCCTCCCCAGTGCGATCCACAGCATCGGCGTAGCCGCCGACGTCGACCTGCGGATCCACGCCTTGAAGCTGGTCGGCGACATGTCGGTCACCGACCAGCCGTCGACCGTCGTCCCGACCACGATCGAGGACGGGATAAGCACCACCGTCGGCACCTCGGCGAAGGCCGTCCCGAAGGTCACGGTCGCCGAGGTGGCCGTCCCGGCCGTCGGGGTGATCGACACTCTCCCGGCCTTGACCGTCGGCTGCCCCACCCCCGCATTCAGCAGCGACGCCGGCGCCGGCGAGCCGTCGACAAACGCTGCCGACATCTGCCCCCAGGCATGCCAGCACACCGACGTCGTCGCCGTGGTCGTCCGGTAGATCCACAGGGTGAAGCCGGTCGTGGTGACATCCGTGACCGCTGTGCCCTTGACCGCCGACCCTGGATACAAGCTCACCGGCGTGGTGAAGACCTTCGGGGGCGTCGGGAAGGGCGAGGCGAAGTTCACCCTGACCGATGTCGGGGTGTTCGCCACCGGGGTGATCCGCACCACCCCGGACTGTGCGACCTGCGGGGGCAACAGGGTGTTGAGCTGGGCGGCGGTCGCCACCGCGCTGTCGGTGAACGTGTACGCCACCCCAGCTCACCCCCTCACTGGACTGCGACCCATTGCAGGACCGTCGCCGTGGTGTTGGTCCGGCATACCCACGCCAGGAAGCCGGTCGCGGTGATCGAGGTGGCAGACCATCCGGTCACCTGGCCGCCGACCTTGTCATCGACCGGTGTCAGCACCACCGCCGACGGGGCAGAAACGAACGCTGTCGGAAACGTCACCGCGAGCGATGTCGGCGTGTTCGCCGACGACGGGGTGATCGTCACCGTGCCCGTCTGCAGGACGCCTCCGGGGGCCGCCGAGCTGTTGAGTTTCGCTGCCGTCACCGGGTCACCAGCCCGCCACAGCGCGCCGGTGCCGCCCACATCCGGCCCGGCCGGGCCGGCCAGGAAGCCAGCCCCCACCACCCCGGCAGTGGCATCGCCTGGCACGAACAGCCGGGCCCGATCGTCAGGGGTGGTCGTCAACTGCAGCGACCACTCCTCAGCACCCCACGTCTCCGTGACCGCCTCCACCACGCCGGTCTGGGTGGTCGACGGCAGCTGGCCCGGCAGGCCAGGAATCGACAGGATCGTGCCGACGTCGGCCGCGTCCAGGGCGGCAGCCTCCACATCGGACATCACCAGCAGATCGAACACCGCCGCAGGGAAGCGCGGGATATCGGTTGCGGAGGCCAGCATCCAGTCCGCGACCGACCGGCCCTGCTGCTGCGACAGGACCCCGGCGACAGCGGTCGATCCGTCCCCGACCGTGTAGGTGGTGCCGTCCGGCCAGGTGACCGTCACCCCGGACACCTCGGCGTCATCGGCGACCCATTCGACCTCCGGATCGATGTCACCCGAAGGTGCCACCACCGACCCGGCCGCGTAGTCCCACGACACGACCCTGATCCCGCCGGCCGCTCCAGCATGGATGCGGGCCATCGTGCCCTGCGCCAGCTGGCTGAGCAGATCGGCGCCCGACATGCCCTCGGTCTTGACCAGCTGTATCGGCACATCTGTGCCGGACAGCCGCACCGGCTTCACGGTGAGGGTCGAGGCCGAGGCGTACTGGGTGCCCTCCCAGCCCACCGTATAGTCGGCGGGGGACGGGTTGTAGTCGCCGTAGAACCACAAGCCGAGCTCGGTGCCCGACTCGAAAGCCACAATCGACACGTCCAGGGTCTGGCCGGCCGCCCACGCCGTCGACGTCTCCAGCCGGTACACGGTCATCAGCGCCTGCGCTGTCCCCACCGGCGCATCGCCGGTCACGACCAGGGCACGGACCACGCCTGCAGTCACCGTCACCGGTGCCGCGTCGGTGAAGCCGATCGTCGACCCGGCCGAGTTCCGGAAGGCCACCCGCAGCACATACTGGGCGGTCACGCTGGACGCGACCCGCACCGCACCGGTGTAGGTGGTGCCGCCGGGCACCATCAGTGCACCCAGCCCGCCCACCCTGATACCCGCGAGCGTCCCGGCCGCCGGGGCCACCGTGCACGTCGCCCGGAAAGCTGTGGTGATCGCTGCCGGGAAGGTGCTGATCAGGCTGCCGGCCATCGCACCGCCACCGGACATTTCGGTGAAGAAGCCCAGCGTCGACACCGCGGTCGGGTTGACGAAATGGTTCGTCCGCCACACCATCGGCGGCACCTTCGACCATGCGACGATCCGGGCGGCAGCGGTCGACAGCATCAGCATGTCGGCAGGCCCGGACAGCACGTCGGAGGCCGCCCCGGCCGGCACACCACCCGGCCACAGCGCGAGATGCTTCAGCTCGCCCGAGAACAACCGGGCCCTGCCCGACTCGACGGCCAGCGCACCACCAGCCGACACCAGACATCCGAGCATGGTGTGCGTCGAATGCCGGCTACCGGTCGTCCCGGACGATCCCAGCTTGACCGTGGTCGCGGTGACCGTCAGGGTCTCCACCCCGCCCGCCGCCCATGTGCCGGTCGTGGTCGACAGCACATAGTCGACCGGGTCACCGCCCGAATCCAGCAGTGTCTCGATCGCGCTCAGCTTCTTCGTCGACGTGTCATACCAGACGCCGATGCTGTACGAGTCGGTGCCGACCTGGCAGACGTAGCCGTCCTTCGCCGCCGGCGACACCACCACCGACAGCGACCAGGACGCCGGCAGGTCGACCCCGGATCCGGACCGCAGATACCAACCCTTCTCCCCGTCCGGGGTGAGCAGCAGCCCACCCGCCGAATCGGTCGGCAGCACCAGCCCGCCGGCCCACGAGATCTCGCCACCATCCGCGCCGTAGTGCTGCACCGCCAGGCCCGGACGGCCGTTGCCCGACTGGTCCGCCGCCTGCGCAGCCTCCGGGTCGGTCAACGGCCAGTAGGCCAGAGGGCCGTAGTCACAGGTCGCCTCGACCGCCACCGACCGCAGCGGCGCATACATCATGCCGACCAGGTCGGTCGCAGACACAGCCACCCGGCAGTCGGTCGCGACCTCGTTACCCCAGCTGACCGGCTCCGCCGTCACGAAGCCGGTGAACTGCGGCCGCCACACCCCGCCGACCAGGTGCGACATCCGCACCCGCCGGAAGCGGGACAGGTTCGGCCAGAACGGGCCCGCCGGGTTCTTCGGGGTCAGCGCGCCATCGTTGTTCTCCAGGACACAGTCGAGAGTCCCCGAGGCGACACCGCCGTCCTCGCCGATGCCGCGCACCACCTGCACCGAGCCGCCCGAGTCCGACCACAGGACACGCGACCGTGGGGTCTCGCCGTCGAGCCGGGCAGGCGTGCCGGCCATGTCGACCCACACCCCGCCCAGCAGCTGCTCGAGACGGATCTGCGGGAGCGTGGCCACGGCGTCACCCCCTGCCCTTCACCGGCCTCCAGCCGGGCCCGTACGCGACCGTCGTCCGGCCGAGTGCTTTGTGGAGCCGGCGGGCGGCCGCGTTCGGGTTCGTGTCGCCCTGCACGCTGATGTAGTTGGTGACGCCCGGACCGGCCCCGCCCGGTGCCGTGTCCATCTGTGCCTGCCTGGCACGCGACTGGCCGTTGGAGAGGATCCCCGATCCCGTCGGCAGGGCCAGCAGCTCCGGGCCCGACTCGCCCACCCAGGTCAACCCGCCCGGGAAGTACCGGGTACCAGAGGCGTTCATGGCGATCCGCATCGTGCCGCCACCCACACCGCGCGAGATCCGCACGGTCTGCTTGCCGTCCCGGACGAACCCGACCCCGACCTTCACCTGATGCTTCTGCTTCCGCAGCTTGTTGATCCGGTCCTCCATCTTCTTCACCCCGGCCGTGTCCCCATCGGCCTGCAGCTTGACCTTCTGCTTCTTCAGGCTGGCGATCTTGGCGTCGATTTGCTTCACCTTGGTGTCGGCCTTCTTCGTGTCGACGTCGATCTCGGGCGGATCGTCGTTGCCGAGCGCGGTGAGCCCTTCGTCGATGCCGCCTATGGTCTCGTCCACCTGCTTCAGCTTGGTCGCGGCGTCCTTCGCCCACTCGAACCCGGGCACATTGCCGAGCGCATCCATCAGGTAGGCCAGGCCCTGCACGAGCGGCCGGATGCCGTTTTCGTTGAGGAAGACCAGCACCGGCAGGACCACCTTGCGGATCAGGTCCCACAGGCCGGACAGGCCCATCATGAACAGATCCCACGCCGCGCTGGCACCCTCCATCACTTTCGGGTTGTCCTCGACCCACTGCAGCAGGTCGATACCTGCCTGGGTGAGTGCCGTCATCGCCGGCTGCATCTTCTCGCCGAGGGTTGCCTGGAAGTCGGTCCACTTCGCCGACGCCGTCTTCGCCACATTCGCCGCAGAGTCCGAGGTGCGTGCGAAGTCGCCCTGGGCGTCGGAGGTCTGCTTCAGGATCAGCGCCTGCGCCGCGAGCACCTTCTGCTGCGGGGTCAGCGCCTCCTTGGTGGTCTTGATCAGGCCCATCTTCATCGCCTGCTGCCGCATGGACGCGTCGTCCAGCAGCACGCCATACTTCCGGATCGGCTCCGTCTCGCCACGCAGCGCCGAACCGACCGCCTCGATCGCCTCCTCCGGGCTGGTGCCCTTGAACGAGGCCATATCTGCGGACAGACGGGTCATCTTCGTCGAGAAGCCGGCCAGCTTGTCCCCAGTCAGACCGGCCGACTTGCCGTAGGTGCCAAAAGTGTTGGCGGCGTCAATCACCTGCTGCTGTGTCATGCCCATCGTGGACGACGCGGTCTTCGACTGGGTGATGATCTTGTCCATCGACTTGCCGAAGACGACTCCCGCGGCCGCGGTGGCATCCTGCAGTTCCGAGTAGCTGTCGACGGCGTCCTTCGCCCAGCCGACGGCTTCGGACGTCACCAGCCCGACGATGCCAGCCTTCAGCGCGCCGAACGCCTTGGAGGCGCCGCCACCGAACTTCGACAGCTTTCCCTCGGTCTCGCCGGCGGTGTTCCCAACCCCCTTCAGCGCCTTCGAGGCCGTCTTGTCCTCACCGAACAGCAGGAGCCGCAAGGCCGTATCAGTGGTCCCCACCATCGACCCCCTTCAGCCGGCCGTCGACCCACGTGCGGTATGCCCGCCACTCAGACCACGTCAACTGCTCGATGTCCCACGGGAGAAGATGCAGCAGGTGAGCGACCCACGGCAGGTACGTCTCAACCTCTTGCTCGACCGTCACGTTGCGGCTCCGCCGCCAAGAGCCCGCCAGCGGGGCAGCTACGAGGCGGCCAGCCCTTTTCCCTCCGACTCCCCGCCTGCCGGGTCTACGACGAAGGTCAGATCGTCCCAGGTGTACGCGCCACAGTCGTCCAGGCTCGCGTCCTCGCCTGCCTGGATTCGGGCCGCCCACACCCCGATCATCACGAAGAGCTTGAAGTCCGGATGGCGGCGCTGTGCATTCACATCCGGCAGCAGCGAGATTTCGACCGCAATCTGGATGATGTCCTCGAACGACCGGGCATCGGTCAGATCGACCCGCGCCAACCACCGCTCCAGGCGCACCTGATCCCGCACCTTTAGCAGTCGTAGGTCCGCAGTCTCGTACGTCTTGCCGCCGATGATGACAGCGCTCATGGCAGGTCCAGCTCCTTCAGGATGTCGGTGATTGTGCTGGAGAGGTGGCGTGCCGCCTCTGGAGCGAGGTCCTGCAATGCTCGGCTGAACGCTGCCGGGGGCACCTCTTGGGTTGCCCAACCCCATTGCTTCCTCGTCCGGTCACCACGAGCCCACACCGGGTGACGCAGGAACCCGCGGTTGAGTAGCGACAGCTGGGACTTCTTCTTCGACCCCAACCAGACGTCAACGCCTTTCGAACGTGTCGAAACGCTGACCGGGGAGTGCCCCAGCAGGTAGGCGCTGAGGCCTCCCCGGTGGGGCATCTCATCCGCACCACGCATCAGGACCTTGCGGCCGAGTGGGCCCGCCGCATCTCGCAGGCGCCTCCGATAGACCCTGGCGATCTTCCGGTCCAGCGAAGGATCCTTGAGTGCCTTCTGCAGCTTCAGATAGTCGTCCGCGTTTGCCCCGGTGGCCATGTGTGCACCCCCAGTTCAGAGGGCGGTGTCGGCCGTCCTGGTCACCAGCTGCAGCAGCGGGTTCGTCCCGTCCTCCAGCGCCGTGAAATTGCAGCTCGCCTTCGTCGTCTCACCCGACGGCTTCGGCAACTCACCCTCCAGACGCAGCCCGGCCACCGCCACCTGGAACGTCTCCAGGCCAGTCGACAGACTCCCCGCCGTGAAGTTCGCCACCAGCGTGAGATCCGAATCCGCAAGATACGCGTCCCGGTAGACGGTGTCCGAGTACTCGATGCCCAGCGTGCCGGTCACCGCTGCCAAGCCAGGGATCGGGATCGACTTCTTGCCGCCGTTCCCGGCAAGGAACCGGGCCACGTCGGCGTTGCGGGCCACATCCATGCTGAAGGTCGTGATGTTCGCCAACGGACTCGCACCAGCCGCCAGGGCGGTGGTCGTCGCCGCCGTGTAGGTGCCGCCATACAGCGACGCCCCGGCGAAGCTGAACAGGTTCGAGGAGGCCGGATAGGACGCCGTCGCCAGCGCCGTAGCCGTCGCCATGTCCCGCGCGTCGACATCGAACTTCACCTTCAGAATGTCGGCGTTGTCGAGGCTCAGCCCCCACGACGGCACCGTGCAGCCCGTCGCCGTCAACGGGTCGACCACCGTCGACCCGTCCGTCTGGATCCGCGGAACCCCCAGCTGGGCGGTGAACGGCTTCAGAGGGCCACCTAGGGTGTGCACCTGCTGGTAGGTCGCCCCGCTCACCACCGTCGAGGTGGAGATGCCGAGCAGCTTGTTCAGCAGCAGGCCGAACCCGCGGCTCAGCACATCCAGGTTGAACGAGCCGCCGTAGTCGCCGTTCGGGGTCACCCGGCGGGCTCGCCGCGGCCCGATCGCATTGACCCGCAGGCCTGCCCCCTGGACCCGGTTGGGCCGGTAGTCGAAGCCGTCACCAGAGCTCAGCTCGAAGAAACGGGTGACCGCGACTGGCGTGCCGTAGGTGGTCTCCTCACCGATTCCGAACTGGGCGTCGAGAACGCTGGCCATCACGCCTCCTGCGGGGTGTCGTCGCCGGGAACCTGCTCGAGCTCCTGCGGGGTGTCGTCGCCGGGAACCTGCTCGAGCTCCTGCGGGGTGTCGTCGCCGGGAACCTGCTCGAGCTCCTCGATCAGCTTCAGCAGATCACGCGCTTCCTTGTCGGTCGGCTCATGCCCCTGCTGCAACAGACTCACCGCGGCCTCAGCGTCGTCGACGTCGATCGACGCGCCAGGCTCCACATCCACCAGTCCCAGCGCCGGGTAGTCGGCCGGGAACGGGTACGGGTTCTTCATCTTCACGCGAGTCCTCCTTGGATTCGTGCGTCGTATCTGACGTGGATCACCAGCAGCGCCTCGACACCGTTGTCGGTGGGGCCCTGGTCGAAGTTGATGTCGCCGGTCGAGGTCTTCACGATCCCCTCGACATCCATCCGGACATCGCGGCGGATCATCTGCAGCAGCGCCCTGCCGGCCGCCACTACCTGGTCGCGGACCCGCTTCTGGTCGCCCCCGCCGTCAACGGCGTGGATGGACAGGACCACGGAGCCGGTCTCGGTGCGGGTCGCCACCGTCGCGTTCGGCCACTCCTGGTCGGCGTCCGCCGCGGCGTTCGTCGAGGTCGCCAACGGGTCGGCCGTCCCGACATGCACATAGACGCCGGTGTTCTCCGACAGGCCGCCGCCGTCCTCGACCGTCACGTCGAAGTCGAGGGTGGCGAAGGCGTCGTCGGCATGGCCGGTGATCCAGTCGATCACGTCGGCGAACAGCATCCCGTCGGCGGTCACGGCCGAGGCCCCCGACGGTGAGCGGCGAGCAGCGCTTCGGCCCGCGCGCCGTAGTCGATCCCGCCCTGGGAGCCCTTCGCCCCCAGCCGGATCTGCCACAGCTGCTTGGTCCGGGCCATCGCCGCCCCGACCGCCCAACTGGGCGGCTCAGCCGCGCCCGCCTCGTAGACGACCAGGTGCCAGCCGGCGGCGACTGCACCTGCAGCACCGCCGGGCACGATGGCCAGGTCCGGCAGGTCGGTCGCGCCGTCGATCGATGTGACCGCGCTCGGCGTCTCGGCCAACCGAAGATAGCCGCCGGTCGACCAGGCACGCTCGGTGACGGTGCGCTGGGCGATAGGGCCGGCCTCGTCCTCCACCCACTGGCAGGCAGTCGCTGCGTCCTCCTCCAGCCCCGCCTGATCCTGGGCCGCCGTCACGTTCACGTAGCGCCTGACGGCATCCATGTTGAGGAACATCGGCCAGCCCCGCTCAGTGCTTGTTGGTTGCCCGACGGGCCTTGTTCGGCGGCGCGGCCGCTTCCTTCTGCTCCGCCTCTTCAGCCGGCTGAAGGACGGGGATCCCGTCCTCACCGACCGTGACCTCGGCCGGGGCAGCGTCCGGCTCGAGGTCCTCAGCCGGCACGGCGACGACCTCAGCCGGGTCGTCCAGGAACTCCTGCCCCAGACTCCGACGCAACTCGGCGTCGTCATCGCTCAGCAGCAGGGTGGTGTCCCACCCGTTCATCCGCACCCGGTACGGCTTCAGTTCGCTCATGGTTGATCCCCTCTGGATCTCGTCGTGGAAGATGGTGTCGGGGTGAGACCCGGTGGTCGGTGCCCCGCACACGGAGTTCACAGCCCCGCATACGGGGCACCGACCAGCCATCAGGTCACAGCCCGGTGACGGTGACGAACGCGGTCGGGCGGGTGACCGCGAAGGCCACACGCTCCTCGGCGAGGATCGCGACCAGGTTGCGGATGAAGAAGTCCGCGTGCGAGTCGCTGACGCTCACCGTGGACTGCTCCCGATCCCACAGGACCGCCTTGGAGAAGTCGCCCACCAGCGCGGTGCCGGCGGTGACCGCCTCCGACTCGATGACCGGCATGCCCCACAGGCGACGCTGATCCTCGGCGAAGAACGGACCCGGCCCGTAGAACCGGTTCTGGGCATCCTTCGCGGTGTCGATCTTCTCGCCCTGCACCGGGTTGACCACGACCGCGGTCGGGTTCACCCGGCCCACCGTGCGCGCCAGCCGCTTGGCCGTGCGGAAGCTGCCGAACCAGGTGGCGTCGTTGGTGGTGACCGCCGCCGTGGTCTGGATGCCAGAGGTGGTGAGGATGCCCTGCAGGTTCTCACCGGTCCCGTTGCCGGTGAGGATCTGGGTCTCCTCGGTCTCCTGCAGGTCCGCGACCAGCTCGTCGTTGATCAGGCCCTCCAGGGCAGCCACGTCGGCGAGCGCCCGCTTGGTGGCCGGCACCCACTCGGCGATGGTCTTCACGACCGCCGTGGCCTTCTGGAAGGTCCAGGCGCCCTCCGGCTTGTAGCCACCGTTCGGGTCCAGCGTCAGCGCCGCGCCGGAGCTCGCACCCGTGGTCGGCGCCGCCGAGCTGGTCGCCTCCGCCACGGGCGCCGCGGCGTTGGTGTGAGCCAGCTGCTTGACGTACTCCACCGTGTCGGAAGTCGTCCGACGAACCGAGATCAGATCCCGGATGGTCAGCGGCCGCCGGCCCAGCATCTCGACGATGTCGGTCCGATCCGGCACGACGAAGCCGCCGACCGAGGTGGACGAGCCACCCACGAACAGCGCCTTCTGCCGGATCAGCGACTTGAAGTTGACCGGATCCGACTGGATCCGCATCTTCTCGTTGATGTTGACCGAGCCGTCCGCGGCGGTGAACTGCTTCAGCATCGCCTTGAACTGCGGGGAGGTGACGAAGGTCTCGCCGAGGCTCTTGCCGGCCGGGTCACGGTGCGGCGTCGCAGCCTTCTGCACGACCAGGTCCTCGACCGCCTCGGGGCCGATCAGGTCGGCGAGCTCCTTGGCCTGCGCCAAGATCCCCTCGTCCTTCTTCGCGATCTCGGCCGCCGCCTTCTTCTCGGCGATCTGGACCCCCTTCGCCTCGAAGTCGGCCCGCTCTTCCGCGGTCATCTCGCGGCTCTCGGCGTCGGCCTTCTCGGCGATGGCCTTGGCGGCCCGGGTGATCTCCAGCGCCTCGGTCAGAAGCCGCTGGTACTTGGTGAGCGCCACGGCTCACTCCTTTCTGAATCAGTGGGAGAGCTCGAGCAGCAGCTCGACCTCGGTGTGATCCAGCGCCAACGCACTTGCGGCTGCGGTACGCATGGGCTCTTGGGGAGCCGGCTCGTCCACCCTGGCTTTGTCGTCGTTGCTGTCGAGGGTCGCGAGCACCGTCCCGATCGAATCGTGGGCGGTGCGCAGCAGATCCTCGTTCTTGGCCGACAGGACCCTGCCGGCCTTGATCTCGGCCGCGATCTCCCTGAGGGCCTTGGCGGCGAGAAGTTCGGTGTCCTGGTTGGCGCCGATCAGGGTCGGCCCCACCTCGTACAGGCCCAGCTTGCGCAGGTCGTAGTAGTCACCCCACGCCTCCGAGTGGCCCATTGAGCCCTCGATCACGTCGTAGGAGAAACTGAACTGGGTGATGCGCCGGCCTCGGAACAGCTTCGCGACCTTACGGGCGACCCGGTCGTCAGGGCCGGTGTCCAGCTGGCCCTTCACCCACAGCCCGGTCTTCTCCCGGATCGTGCGCTGCTCGGCCTCCAGCACGTAACCGATGTGGTTCTCCACGTCGTAGTAGCCGTGGGACCACACCACCGGGATCGGATTACCGGACTCCCGCCATTCGGCCAGCGTGTCGTCGAACGCCCCGGGGCGCACCACGTCGCCGTAGGAGTCCTTGACGTCCATCACCGACACGAACGCCTCGAAGATGCCTTCGGGCTGCCCGTCCTCGCCGGGCGCCTTGAGCAGGACCGCAGGCATGGACTTGGTGAGCATCAGTTCCCTCCGATCGCGGTGCGGATCGCCCGCATTGCCTTCTCGGTTTCAGTGCTTGGGCCGGCCCCGTCGAGCACGGCGCCCGCCCGGCGCACCAGCTCGCGGGCCTCCGCGAGAGTGAGCACCCCGTTGACGTAGCCCAGGTAGACCTTCTGGACGGTCTCGGCGGCCTCCTTGGCGATGGCCGAGTCAGCCACCCCATCGGAGCCCCCGAGGTTCAGCGGGACGATCAGGTCGTCGCCGCCCTCGATGGCCGGCATGTTCACCCGCCCGCGCGCCTCATTTCGAGTCATCCATGGACCACCCACCGCTGTCTGCAAGGTGGTGGCCTGCTCCTCGAACGATCCGCGCATCTTCTCGGCCAGGTTGAACTCCAGATACAGCTCGCCCTGCCCGCCGTCGTCCAGCAGCTGCAGCGCAAGCTCCTCCTGGATCCACGCCAACCACGGGCCCAGGCAGTCCTGGTACAGCTGCTGGTGCTGCTCCTTGATGTTGCTGAACGTCGCATGGTCGAGGATCCCGACCATCGGCAGCGGCACATGGTAGGCGGCCGCCACTTCCTCCCGGGTCAACTTCCGGGCCGCCGTGTACTCGGCCTGCTGCGGGGTGATCCCAGCCAACGTGAACTTCATGCCGTCCTCGAGGATCGGCGTGCCGCCCACCCCCGGGCCGTCCCCGCTGTACAGGCCCTGCCAGTCGCCCCGGAATTCCTCCCGGGCCCGAGGCGACCACTTCGGCGCGCCCACCGGCCGCTCGATCGTGCCCGGGATCCGGGCACCGTTGCGCCACAGCCGCTGCCGATACTCGGTCGCGTTCCACTCCTCCAGCAGCGTCTGCCGCAGCGTCTCCACCGGTGGCGTGCCCCACGACCCGGTCGGCGAGTAGCCACGGATCAGCACAACCTCGTCCAGCGTGTAGGTGCGGCTGCCGCGCGAACCGCGGAACTTCACCCCGTCCGCCTCGACCCACGTCTCACCGACCGGCTCGATCCGCTCCGGCGGCAGCCGCAGCAAGCCGGTGTCGGCTCGCGCCCAGCACGCCACGTCGTAGATCCCCAGGTCGTGCACCAGCGAGTCGAAGAAACGGTAACGGGTTGTCCGCGGGAAGGGCTTACGAATCAGCGCCGCCACCGGATGGTCGACCACCCGCTGCCGATCGGTGTCCGACACCCGCCGGTACAGGTGCAGCCCAATCTGCGCGATGTTCCGGGACAGGAAGTCGACCACCGTCCGCAGCTGCTGCTGGGTCCGCCACAGCTCCGAGTACGCGAACGTCCGCGACCCCAGATCGATCCTCGCCGCGCGCGGCTTCTCGAACGTCTGCAGCGCCGCGACCTCGCCGGCGCTCACCACGTACGCCATCAGGACACCACCTGTACGAAAGCGATCCGGTCATGGTGGACCACGACCTCGCCGTCCAGGGGGGCGTGCTGGTTGTGCGTGTGCAGGGTCGCGTCCCGCAGCACGATCAGCGGCCGCCGCTCATCCCACAGCACACCCTCGATCGCCGACCCGTCGGTGAGGTTGACCATCACCTTCCGGGAGATGGCCACCTTGCCGTACGACATCGCCACTCAGACCACCTCCAGCCGCCCCTGCTCGTACGCCGACACCCCGCCGGACGTGTGCGCCCGCCACAGCGCGATCGTCGAAGACACCGCCGGCGTGATATCCGCCGACGGGGCCGCCCGGATCCACGTGACCGTTCCACGGACCTCCGGGGCATCCTTCGCCCGGACACCCGCCCACGCCTTCGCCAGCTCCTCCTGGCCGGTGTGGTGCATCTGCACCCGGCCGTCCTCGTCCTTCTTCGCCTGGCTAGCCACGTGCACGCACGCCAGCGGGTACTCCCCGGCCGGCAGCACAAACACCCGCAGCCCCGCCTGCTCCATCGCCGGCACCAGCGCCTCCGCCGACGAGCCGGCAAGCACCGTCACCTCCATGCCGCTCGGCAGGCCGTCGCGGATCTCCACCAGACGCGGCACCACCCAGCCGATCCCCGGCCGGTGATCCAGCCCGATCGACGCCCGGCCGGTGATCTCCACCGCCGGCAGCCCGTCCTCAGCAGTCCCGGCGACCGTGATCGCCGCAGAGGTCCCCTTCGGAGCCACGTCCAGGGCGAAAGCCAGCGGGTCGACCGAGGCGCCAAGCTCGGCCATGTCGGCCCAGTCCTGCAACCCGATCGGGAGCTCCCCGTCCTCGCTCGGCGGATCATCCCACCAGACCAGGAACTGCGAAGCGAAGTCGACCGGGTTCGCCTCGAACGCCTTCCGCAGGCTCCGGATCGTCTCGATGTGCTTGCGGCCACGGATCAGCGCGACGTTCGCCTGCCGCCACAACACCTCGTCGTCCATCGCACACCCCGGGGTTCCAGGCCGGTGCATGCAGTAGTCGCTCCCACACGGCCGGCGCTCGGCCGCCCACTCGGAGTAGCACAGCCGGCGGTCGCCCGCCCGTCCCCGCCGGCGCAACGCCCGCAACGCCGCCGACCGCCGCAGCCCCGCCGAACTGCCCCACAGCACCTGCGGGTCCGGCCGGGCCGCCAAGATCGACAGCAGCGCCAGCAGGTGCTCGGGGTCAACCATGTAGCCCTCGTCGAGGATGACCGTGTCCCCAGCCAAGGACTGCACGTTGTTGGTCGTGCGGACCTTGAAGATGATCCGGCGATCCCCGGTGAACTCCAACTCCTCCTTGCCGGGCGAATCGTGGAAATCGACCAGCTCGGCGGCGAGGGCCGGGCTGGACAGAATGAGCTGCTTCAGGTCCCGGTAAGCCTCGGCGATCGCCACCCCGCGGTGCGCGGTCCAGACCACCAGCCGCTGCTCGCAGATGTAGATCTTGCCCAGCGCCGCGGCCTTCAACGCCCCAGTCTTCAGGTCCTGCCGGGCCGCGATCACCGCACCCTCGAAGTGCGCCAGCCGGTCCCGGTCAGAGTCCAGGTCGACCACGTAGCCGAACCAGTCGTCCAACAGCAGGCACTGCTCCGGGTCCATGACGAACGGGCCCTTGTCGTCCCGGCAGCCGGCGATCAGCTCGGCAACCTCCGGGCCGAGCGTGTAGTCATAGTCGTTTGCGGTGTGCCAGCGCGGCTCAACCAGTGGCGCGGCCTCGAGCAGCCCTGCGCTTCCCATTGCGGCGCTCCTTCAGCTCGTCGACCTCCGTCTTCGGGCGCGAGCCCTCCAGCGCGGCGACGAGCGTGGCCCGCAACTCCTTGGCCAGGTTCCCCCGTGTGCCCGGCGGCAGGTCAGGGTGCGCCAGCTGCGCGGCCAGGTCCAGCGCGATCAGCCCCAGCGACGTGTTCTCCCGGCCGGCGTCCTTCAGCTCGGCCCGGACCCGGTCCCGGATCCGGTAGTCGGCCCGCCGACGCGGCATTTTGCGCACCGCGGCCGGCTTCCCCTCGGACCGTCGCGCCCGGCACGTTGAGCCGCAGTACTTCGCCCGACTGCCCGACGCCACCTCGAACGGCTTACCGCATTGCTGGCAGGTCCTGGTCTCCATGCAAGGGGCCCCCTCGAGCGCTCATGCCATTTCCGGCGCGAGAAAACGGGCGGGGCTGGGTCATGGCCGAGGGGCGCTCCAGCGATCCTGACGCCCCTACCCCCCTCACCAGTCTCGGCTGAGTCTGGCGCCCTCCCTGAACCTGCGCCGCAGCGCCCCGAGCTTGCCGCCTTGGGACTCGTTGCAGGTGGCGTGTCTGGCTCGCTTCGTCCCTGCTCCGCCCCAGGTGACGGGGGTCGAGTGGTCGAGGTGGAAGTGTCGGCTGTCGGGGTTGAGGTTGGCCCGGCTGTCGGGGTAGACGGGCTGGTTGCACACGTCGCAGGTGCGGGGCCCGTTGGCTTCCATGTCGTCGTTGAGTTGGGCGCGTTCGCGTTGGTGGTCGGCGCCGTATGGCTCGCTTCTGCCCATGTCGCCCTCCTCGGCGCGCTGCGTCCGGGTCGGTTCCTCGGAGTTGTGGCGCTTCGTTGGCGCACCGCGTGGTGGTTGTGGCCTGGCGTGGCGCCGGGGAGGGCTGGGGCTTCCCGGTGTGGGCCGTCGAGTTCACCACTCCGGGACGTGCGGCGACCCCGGCGGTTTGGTCTGCCGGGGTCGGGTTTCCTTTGCCTGGGCATAGGTCTGGATACAGGACATCTTTCGGGATGGGTGGGGTGAATGTCAAGCGTGGAACTACTTGTGTGTGGTTCGTAGTGCGAGGACTTCGCGTCGGACGTATTGGCGTGGGCGGGTGTCGTTGATGGGTAGGAGCCAGCCTTTGCGGATCCAGTTCTTGATGGTGGGCATGGGGATGTCGAGGTCGTCGGCTAGTTCTCGTACGGTGCCGGTTGCGTGGTGGTCTGGTCCGGAGAGGCTGATGCCGAGTTGGTCGAGGTCGGTGGTGATGGTGTGGATTTCGTTGACGAGTTGTTCGGCGCCGGGCTGGTCGGCGATCCAGTCGAGGTGGGTGAGTAGCCAGCCTGCGGCGGTGGTGACGGTGCTGTGGGCGTCGAGGACGGGGTCGGTGTGTTCGACGTCGGTGTCGAGCATGTCGGCTTCGTAGAGCCGTAGCCAGGATTCGAGGGTGGGGAGGATGCCGAGTCGGCGGGCGCCGATGCGGCGGGCGAGGTCGGCGAGTCCGGCGGGGTCGGGGTCGATTTCGTGTTTGTGTCGTTGGTCGGCGAGGTCGAGGACGTTGGTGTGGATGGGGTAGCGGATGCTGGGGTCGTCGGGGTTTCGGTCGCCGCGGGCGAGGAGGTCGTGGTAGTGCCGGTCGAGTTGGTCGGCGAGGGCGGGTAGGTCGGTGAGGTCTCGTTCGAGTTGGAGGCGGTCGGCGAGGTTGAGCCAGCTGTGGCCGGTGGTGGGCTCGAAGGTCTGGCCGCTCATCGAGTTTTCCACAGGGTGCTCGGCGCGGCTGGTGACAGTTGGGCAGGTGGTTGAGTTGGGTGGTTTCTTTTCAGGTCGCTTTTCTGCTCTCCTCTATGTTCTCCTCTGGGGGGTGCTGGGTGTCCCCCATTCCGGTCACCAGCCACCCCCCATTCTTCGGAAATGGGGGGTGCTGGGTGTCCCCCATTGGGGGGTGCTGGGTGTCCCCCATTCCCGCGCGGCACTTGAGAGTTATCCACAGGCAGCGGATCCTGATTGAGGTTCGGGAATCGTTCGGGGTGGACCTCGTAGATGGCGGTCCGGCCGGGAGCGGAGGAACTCACGAGAACCACGGCGCCGGCCGACTTGAGTTCCTTCACCACCCGGGCGATCACCTTCTCCGACGTCTCTAGGTTCGACCGTGTGAGGGTGTCGGGGTCCTTACCCAGGACGCTGATGATCAGGGCCTTGTGCCCGCCGAAGTACAGCCGCGCGGCCTGCGTCGACGTGCCTTGGTCGCGGGCGACGTAGCACATCTGCAGCAGGACGAGGCGGGCGCGGTCGGACAGCCCGGCCCACGCCGGGTTGAGGGCGGCACCGACGAGTCGCACACCCATCAGGCCCACCCGCCACGGTCGATGTGGGCGACCTGCCGTCCCGTGGCGATCTCGACCAGGGCGAGGCGCAGCTGGTGGCCGCGGACCAGCCAGACGGTCTCCACCAGCTCGGGGCGGTGCAGCCGGCGTTGCCGGGCGATCGGCTCGTCGCTGGCCATGGTGAGTGCCCAGAACGTCCAGCCGTCGCCGTAGTCGAGGCCGGCCAGGTGGGTGAGGTAGCCGGTGCTGGTCTTGGCGGGCACGCCGTCGCCGGGATGCTCCAGGCCGGGAAGGGCGCTCATCAGCTGGCCTTCGCCCGGGCAAACGGGGCGGCGATGTCTGGTGCCCGGCGGGCAAGCAGCTTGGCTAGGCTGTTAAGCGGGACCTCGAGCCGGTCAGCGATCCTGACCGGGTCCTCGCCGAGGGTGAGCAGCTCGCGGGCGTCCTCGATCCTTGCGGCCGTCCTCGCGTCGATGGCCGCCCGTCCGGCCAGTGCCGGGCCCGTGTGGGGCTCGGTATCGGGGTCGTCGATAGTGTCGTCGTCCCAGGCGAGCGGCGGCAGCCAGCCCTGCCGGGCGGCATGCTGCCGGGCCCTGGTGATGCTGCCCCGTGCAGCCCGCGACGCGCCGGCAGACGGGCCGCGCCACCACTCCTCGTACGCAGCCGCCGCGGCGTCGGCGGTGGCCTGCAGCACGCCGCCCGATCCGGCCAGGATCCTGCACAGGCTGGTCTCTGTGATGCCGAGCCGAGACGCAAGCCGGGCCTGGGACCATCCGACCGCGACCAGGGCCTGCATCCGGCGTCGGGTGCCAGTGGCGTCGACCACAGCGTGCGGCGCCGGTGTGAACGTGACGGAGAGGATCCGCTCGGCCACCTCGCGTCGCACCTTCAGCCGAGGCGGTCGGTGGTGAGGGTGGTTCGGATCGTCGGCATGGTAGCCGTGCATGATTCCGCACAGCGTGGATTCGGCTAGGCCGGCGGCGGCGGCGATCGCCCTGCGGCCCATGCCTGCGGCCCGCAGCTGCGCGATGTGTGCCCGGACGATGTCGCCGGAGACGTACGGCTGCAGTGTCGGGTCCCAGGCGGCAGCAGCAGCCTGTCGGGCGTGGTCGCGCGCCCAGTCCCGGTTGGCTTCAGTGCAGGCGTCGCAACGGCAGCGGTCGACGACGTAGGCGGTACGGGTTCCGTGCTGGTGACGGCGTTCGTGGGTGCAGTCGATCGGCGGGTGCGGATGCCGCGCTGGGTGCGGCGCGGGCGGGAGTGTACCGGCCCGCCACAGCTGCTGATAGCAGGTCTTGCACAGGTCGCTACGAGCGAGCCTGCCCGTGTGGTGGCAGCGGGTACAGGTGCCGGTCATTCCGCACCCCACACGACAAGTACGACGCCGAACGGCGGACGGTCACCCTTCGCCGGGGTTGGCTGGCTGGGGCGGCCGAATCTGACCCTCCCGGGTAGGAACTCGACATGAAGCGGTCCGCGGCTATCACGGTGCGGTTCGATGTGCTGCTGCCACCAGCCCTGCTCGGTGCGGTCCGCCGGCAGGAGCATGGCCACCAGCTCGGCCCGGATCGGCCACTCGGCCCACGCCTTCCCCACCCACGCCCCGCACGCTGAGTAGGGAGGATTGCACCACACCCGCCCGAACCACGGCTGCGCGAGACCGTCGTCGGCGCGGGTGTAGTAGGCCGGGCAGAGCCTGTTCTGATGGGAGGCGGCGGCGTCCAGGTCGAACGGCCCCCAGCGGCGGGCTGCATCGGCGTAGAGGTCAGGTGGCGTCCAGCGATCGTCCACTTCGTCCACCGGCCCGCGACGTCGCACTTGAGCCGGGTGGTTGATTGCTCGGCGACCGATGATTGTCATCGTGGTCCTGTCTCCGGCAGGGGCAGCCGGTCATGCAGCGGGACGGGGCGTGAGGGTCGTGCCCGCACCAGGTGCAGCACCCGGCCGGCAACGACCGGGCCTCACCCCGGGCCATGACTGGCAGCAACGTGCCGGTCAGCAGCCTCACGGGTGGAGAACGCCGCCTTGCAGGTGGCGCACACCCAAGTGGTGGCGCGCCGGTCAGGTCCGGCACGGAGCGCCCAGACGAGCAGTCCGAGCAGCAGCGCCGCAGCAGCGCCGGCGAGGATCAGGGTGATCATTCCCAGCCCTGCTCACGGTCGCCATCGATCGCATCCAACAGCCCGGCACCGAGCAGGCAGAGCATCGCCGCCGGCCACAGCAGGGCACGGCCCACAGCACGAAGGACGGTCATCGGCCCGGCCCTTCGGTCAGTTCACGCAGCCCGGACTCGCGATAGGCGGCGTACAGCGACCTGCCGTCCATGACCAGGTACGGCAGCATCACCTGGTCGAGCGTCGCCATCTGAGACGCGATCAAGGTCATCTGTGCCCGAAGCCACTCGGCGATCACTCGCCAGGCGACCCGCTCCGCATGGGCCCGGTCCTGGCTCAGCGTCTCGCTGATGCCTGGGAGCCGTCCGGCCCGCTTCTCCTGGACGAGGAGCTGGTGCATGGCGTCGACGTCGACTGGGAGCCGGAAGTCGCGCGGGCCGAGGTCGGTCTTGGCGCGGAACGCGACCCCGGTCGGGCGGCCGTCGGAGTACTCGAGCATGACTGCTTCGACGCCGTGCACGGCGAGCAGCTCCTGGATTTCGCCGGCGGTGCGGGTGGCGGCGATCTTGGTGGTGTAGTTCTCGACGGTGGCCATCAGTCGACCTCGCCGTCGTCGCCGTCCTCGTCGGCGGGCGGGGTGAGCCGGGCCCGCTCGGCGTCCGACACCGGGTAGCCCAGCTGCTCCAGCAGCCCGTACAGCACCACCAGAGGCCGGTCCTGCCAGGCGTGTGACCAAGTCGGCTGACGGCACGACAGGTGCAGCAGCACCAGCAGGCACAACGACCGGTCCAGCGACGGGCACTGCCGGTCGAACGCCGGCATCAGGTCCTGCACTCCGTCCCAGTCCTCGTCGGCCAGGCCCAGCCAGTCGGCTAGGTCGGCAGGGTCCAGCCACACGTCGTCCTGGGTGATGACGAGCGGGCCGACCGCGGCGACGATCGCCAGCGATTCCTTCGCCAGGACGCGCTTGCGGCCGCAGAAGGCGACGACGAACTCCTCCCGGAGCTCCCACGCCTGCTCACCCTCGGCCTTGATCTTCGCCTGCCGCTCCCGCTCGGCCCGGTATGCCTCGTCGCGGGCGGCGCGTTCCTTGGCCGACTCTTCCTGGCCGCGGGCCGTGGCGGCCTCGCGGAGGGCGACCTCGTCGGCCGGCTTCGGCGCGTAGATGTACACGTGTGCGCTGTAGCTGGCCCGGTCGTAGATCGAACCCTCGGGGAGTTCGCCCAACGCCGTGATCTGATCCACGGTGTTGCAGGAGGCGAACGTGTCATACCGCCGCCAGTCCCATTCGCCGCGGGTCGCGCCCAGCCGTTCCGCCTCGGCGAACAGCGGGGCCAACTCCTCGTCCAGCTTGATCCGTCCGCGTGCCTGCTTCAGCTCCCAGTCGAAGTTGCCGGTGCCGAGTGCCTTGGCGACCTTCGCGAGTTCGGCCGGGTGGGCCTCCAGCCCGACCAGGTCGGCGGCGTCCTCCAGGGACGCCTGGTGGCGGTGGACCTTCTCCCGGACGTCCTCCGGCAGGCCCAGCAGCGCGATCCGACCCCGGACGGTCTTGACGTTCCGGCCGGTCTTCTTCGCGATCGTGGCCGGGGACAGGCCCAGGTCGAGGAGCTGCTGGTAGCCGTCCGCCTCCTCGACCGGTGACAGGTCCTGACGCTGTACGTTCTCCAGCAGCATCAGCTCGATCTGCTCCTCGGCCGAGATGTCCTGGTTGATGACGCACGGCACGTCCTCCAGCTCGGCCAGCTTCGCCGCGGCGAGTCGGCGGTGACCGATGATGCAGCGGTACCTGTCGCCGTCCGGTCCCCATGGGGTGACGAGGAGGTTCTGCTGGAGACCCTGCGCCTTGATCGACCCGGCCAGCTCCGTCAGGTCGCCCAGGTCGCGGCGCGGGTTGTGCGGGTGCGGGTCGATCAGGCCGACCGGCACCTGCTCGATCGTGTGGCTCATGATGAATTTCCTTTCGACGGTAAGAAGATGTTCACCGCGGCCCACCAGCGCCTTCCCCCGACAGCTGGTGAGCCACGGCCAGCAGCCCCTATCCGCTGGATGACAGCTGGACCCGCAACCCCTCAATGACCGCCAGCTGCGGCTTCGGCAACGCGATCGCGTCCGGGTCACCGACCAGGTGTAGGCCGGCCTCGCGCAGCCAGATCGCGTCCACCTGGTTGTCGTCCGGGTTGTCCACGCCGAGCCGCTTGAACAGCGCCATCCGCATGTCGCTCTTGCTCGCCGTCCCGGACCCGGTCGCGAACTTCTTTAGGGTCTTCGGTGGCACCTCGAGGACCGTGCAGCCCGACGCGGCCAGGTCATTGACCAGGGTCCACCACAGGCCTGCTCGGAGGTGCGCCAGACCGGGCTGCTCGCGCCCGAACGATGGGCCTTCGATCACCACCAGGGCGCCGGCCGGCACGACGCGGAGCACTGCCGCCACGATGTGACGCAGGCGAGCGAGGCGTGCGACGATGGCGGGATCGGTCGGCTTCGTCGTGATGGTCGACGTCAGCGCCAGCCCGACCGCGACACCAGTCCCGGTCAGCGACGGGTCCAGCCCGACGACATCACTCATCGGAGTCCCAGAGCGCGATCTGGGCGTCGCACAGGTCAGCGAACGCGAGCAGCCGCGGCGCGTACCTCGCCCTGGTGGCGGCGCTGCAGCGGGACGGCCAGACGTCCGACCCGGCCAGCCGCCGCAGGTCCTCGACGGTGCCAGCCCAGCAGCCGATAACTATCTGGTGCCGGCCCTCGGGCTGGCGGGCCAGGGTGCCGTGGTGGCCCTCGGAGGAGAGCGGGCCGGCGGTGAGTGTGTGGTTCGGACCGGAGACCTGGGCGTCGCCGGAGACCTGGGCGGCGCCGGAGACCCGGGCGGCGCCGGAGACCTGGGCGGCGCCGGAGACCTGGGCGGCGCCGGAGACCTGGGCGTCGCCGGAGACCTGGGCGGCGCCGTAGACCTGGGCGGCGCCGGAGACCTGGGCGTCGCCGGAGACCTGGGCGTCGCCGGAGACCTGGGCGGCGCCGTAGACCTGGGCGGCGCCGGAGACCTGGGCGTCGCCGGAGACCCAGGCGGCG